GCAGTTGTGCGCTCAGACTGCCGGACGTTCAAGATCAGGAAGGCGTCACTGATCCGTTGGGTCAGGTCGGCGATCATCCGTTGAACAGTCGCGAAGTCGGCGGTCTTGCCAACCTGCACCACTGACACGTCCTCGGCTCTTCCTTGAATGATCGAGCCGGTGTGAGCCTTGGCGAGTGATTGTGGTTTGGTG